AATCTTCCTCTTGAGTTCTCCACCGGTCAAAATAAAGGTCTGTAAATAACTGGTTAGGGTTAGCATCGGTAAACTCTCCCTCTAAAAATCGTTTTCTAAGCCTTGCTGATAATCCCTCAAGTGTCTTAATGTACCCATCGGATAGATTCTCTTGGTTGTCCTTTGGGTTGATCTGGAAATAAGCATAATCTTCTGGGTTATAAATATTAACCCCTGTATCTGGGTCACGCTTTTGTACAAATATCTTGTAAGTCCAATGGTTTTTGTCGGGAGGGTTACAGTCAAAGAACATCCGAGGTTTTAAAGGCTTCATTTCTATTTTGCCTTTTACCTGTATTTGTTGATTAACTCGTTGCGCTAACCTGGTCATAGCAATACCTACTGAACCCCAGGCAATTTGACTGGATTCGTTCAAATAGATACTTGCAAATTCCATCCCTAAAATCTTCTCCGTTCTTTCTTTATCATCCAATCCACCAAACCATATTTCAGAGCCGTTATCTAGCTTTGCAAACCAATGGGTTTTATCTACCTTGTAATTTACTGTTGGATAACAAGTAGACATAACCTTTGGGAATGTATCGTATACCACCGAATTGACAACGTGATTGAACCTAAATCTCAAAATAGTGTGCCTTGAACCTGGAGCTTTAATTGCTCGAGTAACAATATTCCTTGTAATTACAAAAGTCTTTCCCGACCTAGAACCGCCAAATAGCATTACATAAGTGGCCTCACCACTCATGATTTCCATCGCCTTAATTTGTTTATCGGTATATTTAAGCGTCATTATCTGTGGGTACTTGCATTAGCAATGGGCCACCATTCGCACCAGTTACCTCAGTCTTAGTCGTTTCAGACCACCTAAGTTGTGTTTTTGTCCACCAAATCAACGCAGTCGTATCCCCACTTGTTGCCTTGCTAAATAACGTCTTGGCTATTTGACCGTTCGCCTTTGCCTTCCCCAAGTCCAATTCAACCCTGTAATATTTTCTAAGGGTCTTGTCGTCTATCCCTACGAGAATCGCTATCTGTTCGTGAGGCAAGCCTAATCCGCTAGTGCTTTCCACCATCTTGCGTGATTCATCGGTGACGATATGTTCTCTATTCATTTTATGTAGGGGAATTTAAACACTTTAGGTTACTTTTGTCAAAATGGAGCGTATGGGTAGGTGTTGCACCTCCGCTGTATCGAGGGAATCGACCATCGCCTGCTTCACACGCTTAGGATAAGGTTTTGCTAACTTTTGCACTTGTGTTCTCATTGCTTCATCAAGTGGCATTAAGTATCTGTGCTTTCCGACTGTCTTGACTATTTTACATTCACTTGGCTTAACTGTCTTGCGTTGTTCGCCTTGTTGTATGTTCCACCCTTTCTCGCTGACTTGACGAGAATGTAAGCGTTTACCCTTATGCCAGTATTCAACGCCTGGAACTGTGTCTCCGCAGTAAATCCAGTTACCCGCTTGATACACGCCACCATGATGTCCGTATTGTGGGTCTGCGAACGATACAACTAATCTCAGATTTGGGCTGTTCTTCTTTAGAAACATTAAAGCAAACTTAACTATTCTGCTTACTGTGCTTTTGTGGCTTGTCAAAGCGATACGAGTCAACTCGCACCCTTCGTCTTGCTTTAGCCCGTATGGAGTCATCAGATTAGACGATGCACCCCTACTGAAGATGACTACACCGATGAACTTTCCGTCTTCCCATGCGCCTATCTTGACTAATGGCGGTACAGGGATTGATTTGCTGTAATGCCATGTCGTGCAAGCGTACTTAGCAGCGTCATGACTAGCCCAATCAATTTTGAGACTAGGCTTGTCGGGCATCAAATTCTTTTCCGCAATGAGGGCAAGCAATCCACTTTGGGTCAAGTTCGTCTAATTTGCCCTGTTCGTCTTCTGTCGCAGGCTCAAAGTCTGGCTTATCTAACAACTTTTGCAGTTCTTCAGTATCAAAGCCCAATATGTCGAGCGCAAAGCCATCTGCTAATAAGTCGTTTATCTCTATCGTCAGCATTTGATTGTCCCAACCCGCACTAAGTGCTAGTCGGTTATCAGCGATGATATAAGCTTTCTTTTGCGTCTCGGTTAAATCTTTTAATTCTATTGTTGGGACAACTTCGTACCCCAACTTTCTAGCTGCCATTAAACGACCATGACCGGCTATTATTCCGTTATCACCGTCAATCAGTATTGGGTTAGTCCATCCAAATTCTTTAATGCTTGCTGCTATTTGTGCAACTTGCTCGTCTGAATGTGTCCTGCTATTTTTAACGTATGGTATGAGTTCCGTTACGGATTTCTCAATAATTTCTATTTTGGGTTGTGATTTAACTGTTTTCTTCATGGTTGCCAATTGTATGCTTAAATTGACGTATTGCAAACTATTTGTTTACTGTGTTGAATTTGGGACGGTTCGCATAAAGCAGCGTTCTTTTTGTGCACCAATTCTTCGTGATTTACGGAGCTAAACCGTATTACCGTCCCAAAATCTTTACTGGACAGGGTTTCCGTCCGTTTGTTCGCTTTCCTTTTGGATCTTTGCCTGGTATTGGCTGACCTGGATTGCTACTTGTTGTCTGAGTTTGTTCACCAGTTGCTCGACTTGTGCCATTGGGAGACTTCCTAGTCCTGCAAAAATAATATCTGTCTCTTGAGTTGATAGATCAGAGAACGTGATTTTTAGTGGGTTCATGGTTGTTTTTGGGTTGATAAAAACGAATGTAAGTCACCTAAATAGGTTGGTGAGTATACATCTGAAATATCGAAATCTTTTGACTTTAAGCCAAGCATTGTATGCAGATCTTCTAAATAGTTTTGTGAATGTGGGTTAAGATTAGTGTTTATAAATAATTTATCGGGTGAAACATCGTAGGATTCCAAAGGAAAGGTATTTAATCTTTCCTCCGGTGTCATATTCATTCTGGCTTGAGTTGCCCTAGCTTCAGCTTCACCGGCAGAACGTCTATATGCTTGCATCCTTCCAACGCCATTTTCTTGATCCGTATTTCTTATTGCCATATTCATAAGTTCTTCGTCAGTCAAACCATTTGGAGATGAATATGGATTAGATGGATCGTATTTATTATGTTCTTTTAATTGTTCGTATTGATCTTTAATTATTTGTTGACGAACACCGGCAGGATAAGGCCCTTCTGAACTTGCTCCAGTAGCAAATCCTTCTCTTTGCTGAATAGCATGTTGCGCTTCATGCAAAAAAGTGCTTTTAAGGTTTTCTAAATCTGGCGCATTACCACTAATTGATTCGTTTTTCAGTTGATCGTTAACTGTTGTTTTGTAGTATTTTCCAGTTGTTTGCGCCCCTGGAGTTAATTCCCCAGTAGATTCAATATTTCTTAAAGATGGATAAGCCTGGTATAAATCAGGGTGAACCAGATTGCTTGGCAATTTAGATTGAGATTCATATAAATCGTTTTTAATAGCATTTTTAGCTTTAAGATCTAAATCCTTAAAATCTTTTCCATGAATCAATTTTGCAGTTAAATTTAACTCTCGATCCATTTCTTCAGGAGATAAGTTTGCTCTACCTTTAGCCGATAAATCACTCATTTCCTGTCTTAATCTACCGTCTGGACTTCTAAAAGTGCCAGTTTGTTTCCAAGCATCCGCAGGAGAAACTCCTTTTTCCTCTAGTTTAAGGAATTTTTCTGCTGCGTCTTTGTTCCAAATTGATGCTTTTTCACCAACAAACATGCCTCCCATTACGGAATTTGCCATTTCGTCAGTGATGTATTTATCTGCCCTCAAATCCGCTAAAGTGGGTTGCTCACCCCTTATCTTGGCTCGTTCTACACCAATGGATTGATTTAGATTTTGATTGAATTCCCTGGATCTGTCGTTAGCAAATCCCAACATCTGCATAAGACTGTTTTGTGGGTCACTTAGAACGTCAGATGCCCTGCGTTTGTAACTGTCAATCGTAGAGTAAAGATCAGCTATCGAGGGCATTTTAGTTTATCGTCTGAGGTTGTTGATCTATTGTTACTTCTAATCCAAACTGCTTTAAAACTATAAGCCAGTCATGAGCAATGACTAAAGCGTAGCCATCACCGATTAAAGTGATGTTTACCTCTTGAGTTTCGTCATCTATGTCAATAGTGACGTTTGCCCTGCTCACTTTTTCTTTTTTTTCTTTTCAGCTTCACGCTTTTCAGAATAGGCAATTGCGAGGGACTGCTTTAACGGCTTTCCCTCCTTCAATTCCTCTTTCAAATTAGACTTAAAAGCCTTCTTAGAAGATGATTTTTTAAGAGGCATTTTATTGACCGTGGATGATTGCGTAGTTGAGCTTTACTGCCTCAGACAATGAACCACCTGATATGTTTTGTAAGCCAATAATTGCACTTCCGTTGCTCATTGAAGCCACAAAAGATACATAAGTTCCTGCCGTTGCAGTTCCGCCACTTACGTTAACAATCAATACATCCCTTGGGCTGATTAAGGAATTATTTAGAGTAAAAGTAACAACTGTGCTTGCTGCTAAGGCTGCGTTGTTCATCGTAATTTGACCATTGGAAAAATTACAAGTAACTGCGGTTGCCTTGCTTGTTGCTTGAGTTGCGGTACTCTCAGCAGCTAAAGAATAACCAATTTGTTGATTAGCAAAAACAGTATCAAATACTGGGTCACTGACCATTACACCTAAATAATTACTCATAATCTACCCCTATTTTTTCAATTTAATCTTAGAAAGAGCCTTCATCTGCTCGTCAGCGATCCGCTTTGCAGCAGACATTCTTGACCGACTTGCCTCTATTTCTCTTGCTTGCTGAAGCGTTCTAAGGTCAGATTCTGCTTGCCATTTCTTTTCTTGAGCCATATCTCGGCTCGGCATGGAAAGAACCTCAACCTTTTTAGCGACTTTTGTAGCCATTACTTGTTACCAGAATTAATATTCTTTTGTGGGAGCATTGGAACTCCGTTGGTCAAGTTTGGCTCTTTCTTTGGCCCCATTGGAGGACGGATATAGGCTTTTGTGCCGTCTCTGCACTCTGTTGCATAGTTCGCAGCTACTTGGAGGTGACCAGGATCTTTTAAGCCTGATTTGCCCATCTTGTCTTTTGCTGCATCGCTTTCATATTCCATTTTTGCCATTTTCGGTACTCCTAATAGGGATTTATCTGATCAGATTACCGAATTATCACAAAATCTGAAATTTTGTCAATGACACTCGGCTTTTAACATTTTAACCTTTTTTCGGTAAATTGTAATAATTTCTTTTAGATCGTCAATCGTATATTTTTTAGGCTCAAAGTCCGTTTCTAGCCTGACAACTGCCTCAACTCCCAATTTTTCAATGAGATTCATCCGGTAGTGGATGATGTTGCCAGAAAGATGATTGTTGCATGGGGCGCATTGACGATGGACATTTTGCTCGTCAAACCTCAGATTTGGCCTAGAACCCACCGAAACGAAGTGTCCGGCATGATACTGACCTTGATGAAATCTTTGGCAGGAAATGCAGGGTTCGGCTTTGTCTCGCTCCCGAATAAACTCGTTGAATACCTTTTGAGCATCCTTCATCCAGTCTGATCGAGTTTTTAGGATCTCCAAGGCTTTTTTCGTCTTTACCCTATCTAGTCTCTCAACCTTAGCCTTTTCCTTCTCCTTGGCTTGATTGACAAGGATTAGGCTACATTCTGGACTACATGCCTTGTGAGTCATGCTTCGTTTTGTGAATTCTGCCCTGCAAACCTTGCATTTAGTCATTGGGAGTCCATTTGGTTGTTCAGCGAGTTAGGGCAGAAACAAGGAAAATTCCCTAAGTACAACATCCTGGAGTGCCTTGTTAACCTCCCAATTCTCATTTTACGGTCTTCCCAGTAAAGTTAAAACTGAATAAATGACAATGATGTAAATTGCATACTCAATCAAGTTTTCAGTCTTTTCAAACCAATCTTTCTCAATTCCTAGTAGCCATTCCTGTATCCAGTCTTGATCTGGGTTGTATTGATCTCTTAGTGGAGGGTCGTATCTGCATCCAATCTTTATCTTGCCGGTGTCGTAAGGAGGTAATTTAGGCATTTTTTTCCTTTAATTTAGCTTCTATTGCTCTGGCATGGTCTCGCTCAGATTGACCCCAATCACATTCGTCTATTTCCTCATCTGTTAACCCTACCCATTCTTTAGGGTGAGTATAGAGAGGCACTCCAGAAGAACCAACTGTAACTTCTCGCCAAATACCATCGTTAAACTTTGCAAACTTTCCCACAGGCTCATCTTGCTCTGGAGGCTCCCAAAACTCACATTCACATACATATCTATCTTCACTATGACTAGCATTACGGACAAATCCATGTGGTGCATCTGGGTGTGTTTTACAACCAAAATTGTTTTCTTCTTTAGTCATGTGTTACTCCTTTATGCCATGAGCGGATTCAATTGCATGGGCAAAGTTAATCCAATCAGAATTGTCCAGTGGGTAACTTGGGCTTATTTCACCAACATGGGTGCTAACAATATGCAATATCTGCTCATCCGTCAGAGGCTTGCGTTGTTGTGGTTTGGTATAAACATCGCTGTAATACAAATTTTGTGTGACAAATTTGTCGTCTTCAAACCAAGTTTTTGTTCCAACCACATGCTCACCCTGCTCTTGATTGGTTTGTTCTTCAATAACCTTGTAGTGAGCAACTAAGCACCCTTCAATACCATCAGGACAAGGTATTCTTTCCGCTTTTTTACCGCCAATCTTATTGTTCCAGTTCATTACTTCTTTAGTCATATGTTTTTTTCTTTCAATGCTGCGTTTATGTGAGTATAAAAAACCCAATTTAGTGATTCACCACTTTTAATCGCTTCTTCTCGTACACCTTCATATAACAATTTAACTTGTGTTGGCGTTAACTCTAACCATTCTTTTTTAATCTTTGCTTTAAGCACCAAAGGTTTACCACCTTCAACTTCGACTTTAGTAACCCCTGCTATTGGATGTACCCATTCTAAAAATTCTATTTCTACATTCATTTTCGTTCTTCCTTATTTATTCCAAGTTGTATTTCCTCTGATCTGATCTGCCTATCCAAATAGTTTCTCAACCATTGGATTCCCCCAAGTGCCTTAAACATATCTCGCTGATTTTCAGTCATTCTCAAACCAATGTTTACTTTTGATCCTGTAATCTCACTTTTCGACCTCGGCATAATCATCCTCAAATTTTACGTTATGTTCAGCACCAAAAGCCATGATCAACTCCAACAGTTCGCTCATCTCGCTTTTGTTCATTTTAGAAGTTGATTGACCTAAAACTACAAACCCAGTTCCGTCAATGTTTGGTACAACCTCTTGTTTTTTAATTGCAGACGAAAATATGTGTTTCCAATCCTCTGCGCTAAGTTTCCTTCCATGCCAGACTACTTGTTTAGCAATGTCTGCCAAAGATGCCCAAAGTTTGCTATTTTGCTCCAAAGATCGGGTCATAGGCTTGCACTCTACAACCCAACCCTCGGGAGCTACTGAAACAAACTCTTTAGCCCTTTTCCTTGCCTCAGAGTGGCTGAGAACGAATATTCTTTTGTCCGTACTCATACATTGTCTTCTTTAGCATTTGGTACATTGATCGACCTGATTCTTTTTTAAGTTGAGTTTGTTTGCCAACTCGCCTTACATCTGTCTCATAAGTTTGATCAGAAACGTCAATGTTGTTTTCTCTTAATGATTTTCTGAGTGCTTTTGCTTTTTTTGCGTTCATTAGAATTTCCCATCAAAAATATTACGCTTAGGTAGACATTGCAAATCAATCACAATATCCGTTAAGTATCCGCTTACCAATCTTTTAGAGAATACCGGCACTGCCCTAAGACCTGAATTCTCGCATTGGATCGTAGCCGAGATTACTTCTTCCCTGCTCATCTGCTGCACCTTGGGGTCAAGGACAATAGGAACTATTGGAGGGTTAGCGTATTGAACCGGTGCAGGAGTTGTCGAACATCCTGCAAGAATTAAAAGTATAAGTAAATATTTCATGATTAAGCCTTTAATGAATAAACTGCAACGATTACGTCTTTTCCAAATTGGTTTTTAACGTGTTTTCTTGAGGAGACTATTTTTTTACCATCATCTTTTAAATCTCTGATCCTCGCTGCCAATCTAAAGCATCCAAATAGCCTAAAAGCATCCATTGCGGTTATCGACTTACCTTTTTGTAAATAATTTAATATTTGTTCGTTTTGTGATTTCATCTTCAATTTTCCTTAGTTGTTAATAAACTTACACTTTCTAACTCTTTGATTCTGTTTCCTACATCCCTCCCTAAGTTTTTAAATATTGGCTCGGTTTGCATTTTCTCTTTTACAATCCCTCTTGTATATTCTCTCCATCCTGGTCTTAGTGCTAACTGAGCATAAAACTTGACGATTGATTCATACTCTGCATCCCAGTCAAACATTTTCAAACATCCAAATTCGCATTTCAGGCTTGGGTCTAGTTCCACTGTTTGATCTACCGTCTTTTACCGGTCTGACCCTTTTAAACTCATCACGTCTGATAGGATACTTTGCTCGGTCTAATTCTTTGATTGGTATATCCCACCTTGGGACTGGTTGCCAAATAGTTTTAAACATAAAGCGACCTCAATGCTTCCTCTGCAAATTTTAATGAAATTGGTCTGACTTTTTCACCAGATTTATGCCTATCAATTATTCGTTTGGCCCAACCTTTAGGATCTCCATCATATTTTTTATATAAAGGATCGTAAGGACTCAATTCTTGACAATAAGCATTAAAACAAGACTCACAAGTTGTTCCAAATTTAATCAATTCCTCATTTAATACTTTAGACAAACATTTTGAACAAAAACCAAATACTATTTTTTGGTCATCGGATTGTGTTTCTGATTTTTTAAAACTCATTTGTTATATTTCCCATCAATAATTTTTTGAAAATTGCTTGCATTTACCACCCATTCCAAATCTGGCTTCCAAGTTCTATCCTTGCTTTCAAACCCAATTGCCAGTTTTGTATCCTTAGCAATGTACTCAAAAAAGGAATCCCACCAATGTATGCCTTCTTCTAAATTTGTGTAACCATCAGAATAATCTGAATTTTTACTTGCTTGTATCCACCGATTTTTAAGATTCGACTGCCTACTACCTTCCCATGTTCTAGGTTGAGGTAAATGAGGTAAATGCTTTTTCCATAATTCCAAAATCTGCTGACTAGGACAAGGGGGGAACTTGTTTCCCGCCTGTATAGTATTTATATTGGTTAATGGTTCTTGGTTTATGGTTAATGGTTTATGGTTGCCTTTTGATTCGCTTTCATTTAATAACCCAGAAATAACCGACTGGGTTTTCTTTGGCCTACCTCCTAGCTTTCCGTTGGCTCTGTTTTTATCAGAATTTTCTTGATAACCATGAATATCAACTTCAATTCTTGTATGTACATATCCTTTGGATGTATTTTTAAAAAATTCTTTGAGAATTATGTCTAAATATTTTTGCTCATCAGAACCCAAACGTAACCGCCTAATAACCGTTTCGGTTTCTTTTGGGATAGGTTTTTCATCCAAATAATACCAATCAATAAGTTGACGATAAATACCATGTTCCACAGTATTTAGATGTACCGTATCTTTTCGATAATCGGCAATATTAAATTTGTAATAGTGCATCAAATCTCCCAATCAGCCCAACCTTGTACTTGAAGTACAAGATAACGCTCAGTTTGATTTGCTTTGGTTAACCTATTAGCTTCACGCATAGCTTGTTCATGCGTATCCATGTAGCAGGTAAATCTAAATGATCTGACATGGCGAGACTGTCGCATAACGACAAATTTCCCATCAAGATTTGAAAGTGGAATTTCGCCAATAGGCTTGGCTTTTTTAAGAGTTAATGTTGCCATGTAAACCTTACGTTAATTGGTTGCCGTTACTAAAACAATGTCGGCAGGACGGTAACGAATCGTCTTTTTGGGAGCTACCCTAGCCGTGTTTAAACAAATTCTACACGATTATTTCAAACCATTCTGGACGCAACACTTTCAATTGCCAAATTCGCATTTTAGGCAAACCTTTTAAAGTCCAGTTGAAAACTGCGCCCCTAGATACCCCTAAAAGCCTAGAAAGGTTGCTTTGCGATCCTGCCAATTCAATTGCTTTGTTAATGTCCATAATGTAAAGTATAGCCACAAAAATGGACAAAATCCAACATTTTTAATATTTTTTTGCAAAATCCATCAAAAGTGTGTCGATTAAAGTATATACTCAATCCCAGACGCTACAAACCTGTACGTCATTTTTAACTAAGGAAAACTGAAGATGGAAAATAAAAATCTCCCCTCAAAATCCAATTTGGATTACTACCGTGATGGATACCAAGACGGTATCGTATCAGTCCTAAATCTAGTCCATGACTACACTGGACACAAAATAACTTCTCAGGCTGAATTAATCAAGTTTGTTCGCAGACTTGAGCTTGATGCTTTATATCCACCACTTAAGGAGATCAAATAATGGAGAAAGAAGATAAATTAGTTGTTTACGCTTGCATCATTATTTGCGTATTTATTATTGGATATTTAACAGGGGCACAGGTATGAAAGTTTATAAAGCAATCAACGCTATTCAATTAGCTTTATCTAAAAGTGGCATTGCCAAAGACCGCACAAACTCTCAGGGGGCTACTTACAAATTCAGGGGAATTGACGATGTTTACAACGCTATTTCGCCTTTATTGGCTGAACATGGACTTTGTATTCTTCCCAGGATGTTGACCAGAATTTGTGATGAACGAATCAGCGCAGCAGGAAAACCGCTTTTTTATGTAACCGTAGAAGCCGAATTTGACTTTGTAGCTGCAGAAGATGGATCTAAGCATACTGTCAAAACCTTTGGTGAGGCAATGGATTCAGGAGATAAAGCAACTAATAAAGCTATGAGTGCTGCATATAAATACGCTGCATTTCAAGCCTTTGCAATCCCTACCGAGGGGGACAATGATGCAGATGCTCATACCCATCAAGTAACACCAAAGCGTATAACAAATGTTCAACAACCCGAATTCAACGAATCTGTAGCTGCCGATCTGGTCACCGCTATCGGAGACTGCCAGGACTTAGACGAACTAGAAAAGGCTTTTAAAGTAGCTTACAAATATTGCGTGAATAACGAAATGTACAAGTCTGCTACGGTAAAAGCTAAAGATCAAATGAAGACAAAATTAGGGGCTAAATAATGACAACACAAAACGAAATCAGAGCTTCCGAGTCACAACATTGGTATGACCGTCTGGGTAATCCAATGTACACCGTAATCGGTAAAAACGGCAAAGAACGCAATACTACCCTTAGAGATGCCAGGACTTTATCTCTAGTTCCAAGTGTTACAACAATCCTTAATGTCGCAGCTAAACCGGCTTTAAACATTTGGATTCAACGCCAGGTTCTAATGGCTGCACTAACCCTGCCAAAGCGTCCAGACGAGTCCGAGGAGGACTGGATTAGCCGAATTATGCAAGACTCCAAGGAGGAGGGCAAAGAGGCAGCTAACCGAGGTACTGAAATCCATG